ACGGCAAAGGCGCCCGGGCGGCGCAAGCGGGTGTGCAATGTCTACAAGGTAACGCCCGTGCGTCGCTAGAACGACGAAGGCCCCAGCTTTACCGGCTGGGGCCTTTTTGGTATCCACGGCGCCCTAGGTTGCGTTGCCCTGAGGGGTGGAACCTTGGATGCATCATACCTAGCGATGCCATCCCCTCAGACCGTGAATTGGTATTGATGTCCGGGGCGGACGAGTTGCGGCCTGCATCGCAGCAAGACCCTCCACGCCGTCAGGCTTTGCCGCTCTGCGCATTGGCTCGGCCGTAGCCCTGGACATCAATTGGTATTAACTTCGGTGCCTCAGTGTCTTTCCCGTCTGGCCAACAAGGGCGATCTTGCGGGAGCGATCTCGTTGGCTCTCCCTGAGGGACGCAGGCACGACTGGCCGTTAAGTGACGGGCTGCGAAGTTAATTCGATTACCCCTCACGCATAATGATCTGCGGCGGCGGCTTGATATAGAGCACCGCGGCCACCGTCAACACCGCTACCGCACCTAAGACCAGAAAGGCAAGCGAGGCGCAGATCATAGGTGTGAGTATGTCGCCATTGCGTTTGCAGGCCATCACTCATCCGCCTCATAGGTATAGCCCGCCCCGCCGAACTCCGGCCCCGATTGGGTGGCAAAGCCGGTGGTCTCCACCCGCACGCCCGATTTGCGCTTGGCATCGGGATGGTCGAAGTCGGTGATGGTCTTGGGAACCGCCATACCAGCGCGGGCAAAGGCGTCGCCCACCTGGGCGTCGGCTTTCATCTTGTCGCGCCGCTTGGAAATGCGCGTGGCCTCCATCGGCCGCTCCATGAGAACCATGCCACCGCGGCGAATGGGGCCGGTCATCCCCAGAGGGAGAAACAGACCATCGTGGCGCTCGGCTGGAACCGGCTCCCAGCCCGCCTGCGAGAGGTTGACCTGATGCTGGGTCCAGGGCGCGTTGGCCACCGTCTCGGTCTTCCATTCGTAGTCCCAGCCGTCAGGAATGATCGAGCGGTTGAACTCGAACTGGTTCTCGGGGTTGGCCAAGTCCATGTTGATCGGCCGCCCAGAGCGGGTGCGCAGCACATGCCGGTCGTCCTCCACCCGCGCCTCCTGCCGGGGCGCCGGGGCGTCCCGGCCTGCGGTCTTCGTCTTTGGTGCAGTCTTCGTAACCATGTTAGGCCCCCTTAATCACTACCTCATCGACAGATGGTAGCTGTTGCATTGCCGTCCGGGCCTCAAGGGCCACCGCCGCATCGGCCGGGTATCGATCCCCCGCCTCCATACAGAGCCCGACCGAGCCGTTGACATTTTCCAGGGAGACCCAGAAACGCTGCTCAGTCGGCACCGCCGCCAAGAGGGCTTCCAACTGGCCACGGTGGACCAGAAAGCGAAACCCCTCCCCATTCTTGAACCGCTCCGTCACTTCAGGTTTTCCTGGTAGTCCCAATCCAGATAGTTCTTCGGGTACTTGCCCTCGGCAATCATCTGCTTGACGTTCTTGGCGTAGACTTCCGGGTCGGAGCCGATCTCTTTCGCCGCATTCACCAAACGCGGGTGCAGGCGCAGCTTTGACCCGGAAGGGTTTTTCGAGGAGTAGAAGTCCCCCGACCGCGTCACCGGAGCACCCGGCGGGGCTTTCTTCTTGTCCGCCACCTGCGGCTTGTCGTCTTCCTCGGTCATCCGGCGTTCCTTTTCGGGGAAGAACTTGGAATTGAGCGCATCCAGGAATGCGTCGTCCTTCAAATCACCCTCATCCACCGCTACAAAGGCATTGGTGAAGGCCAGCCATTTCTGGTGCTGCTTGGGATCGTCGGTAAATTCGGGATGGTCCTTCAGCCACTGGACCACCTTGGAGGAGGTCTTGTTGCCAAGGTCTGCCAGCCATTCGTCCTTCGAGGGGCGCTTGGGCTCCTCGACCTTCTTGGTTTCGACCTTCGGCGCCTCTTCGGTCTTAGTCTCCGTCTTGGGTTTGGGCTTGACCCCATCGGCCAGCCACTGCTTGGCGCGCAGGACCTCCTGCTCGGCCCCGGCTTTCCCGGCTTCCAACTGCACAAGCTCGGCTTCCGCCTTGGCGATCATGCGTCGGGCCTTCTGGGCCCGCTCCCGCTCCCCCGCCTCCTCCGCCGCCAACTCCTCGCGCGACAGGGCCTCCAGGGTCATTTGCGTCGAACGAATAACGGTATCGATCTGGTTGAGGTCGCCCTGCACCTTTTCGTGGTGGGCGCGCAGCGCGTAGACCTCGTTCTTGCGCGAGGTCTCCTCGACCTCGGTCAGGCGCGCATCGCGTGAGGCGATGTCCTTTTGCCGCTCTTCCTCCAAGGCCCGCGCCCGGGCAATGGCTTCATCGCGCTCGCGCTTGATGGTATCGAAAACGGTGGGGTCAATAGCACTCGTTTGCCCATTGACCTTATCCTTGCCCTCTTTGGGGCTTACCTTTTCTTCAGCGTCTTCGACATCGGGCGACACCCACCCAGCCGCCGCTGCCGCCGTCAGGTCCTCGGGCAACTCGATGATCAGCCCTTGATTCTCAGTCCCCGTCATTAGATAGCGCCCCTCGGTTCCCACTTAGCGAATTGCATTTTCCGACCGCCCTCGACCTCCACCAAATCCACACGCGCGCAGTATTCGGGTGGTTCCTCGCCAAAGTCGCATTCGTCGAAATCGGGATGGATCGCCACGTAATGAAACTCATCCGACCATGGCTTGTGCGACGCCTCCAGGACAACCACGTTGCGGAACAAGTCTTGCGCTACGGCCGTCTCCCGTAGGACGATGTTGCCCGCAACCCGAAACCGCCCGATGCGTCGCTTATCCATGGCCTCACCAAATCGAATCGGGGTGGGGAATCTTGCCGATGATTCCAGCTTCCGTAAAGACACGGCAGAACACACCATTGACCTCACAGGCCATTCCATCCGAAGGACGGAACCACACCCAGTCCCCGATATTGTTCTTCGTTCCATGGAATTTGGTCAGGTCATCGTCCACGTAGGCCTGCGGGCCCATGGCGACAATCAAGCCCACCTTGCCCTGCCACAGGTACTCTTCCAGGTCCTGGTCGGAGGCCATCTGAGTGAGGAGAATGCCGCCCGAGGTCTTCTCCGCGAACGGCGGCTGATAGACGGCGACGAGTATCTTGGACAGTTGCACCGTTCCTTCGGAAACAAGGCCCACCTTCTCGCGCAGGACTTCCTTGGGATCGCGGTCGTGCTGAAAGGACACCGAAGCCTTCGACCTTGCCCCGACGCCACCGTTGATCGACACGCGCCGCTTCTGCGGGGTGGAAATCCAATTCTGCGCTTTTGGCGCCCCCGCGAGCGGCTTTACCGCCTGCTTCAAGAGGTTGATCTTGGTCATCTCAGCCGTCGTCATGCTTATCCCTCAAAGTCCACGTTGACTCGCATCTTCGTATCGACATCGATGGGCTCGCGCCCATGCAGTTCATCGTCCACTTCCTGGAGGTACTTGAGCACCCCGCGCATGGCGGCGATGAACCCGATGTAGCGGGCGCAGTTCATGCCCGTCGCTCCTGCATCATCCCGGATCACCTGGGTGCCCGAGCCCAATTCGTTGTAGGCGTCGTTCAAACCCTCCACGACCTTCTTGCGGACCATGTTCAAGGACCGTGTATCGAGGGGGTTGACGATGACCTTAGTTGCCACGCGCCACCCATCCCGAGCAGGAGGCCTTATCGGTGGTGACAATCGGTGCTGCCAAAGCCTTGCCCGACAGCATGCACTGGCCGAAGGCGCCTCGGCCATTGGCCAGTGGCATCCAGTTGAGGCAGGTGGCGCATTCGCGAAGCTCTTTATAGGGAGTGTCGATCACCGCCAAATCGCCTGCTTTCGCCTTGACCATAACGAACTCCCCCGTGAATCTCTAACTGCAACCGTGCAAAAGGCGCCTCCCTTTGGTCAAGAGAAGCGCCTTCTATTGCTGTTCACAGAGGCGAGTTGTAGAACCGAGTGTGGCCGAATTGTTTAGACGCCGTACTTCTTGATCTTCTCTAAACGGCCTTTGCCGCCTCCGGCACCGGCATCCATTTTCACCGCACCACCCGAGGCCCGCATGGGCATACCCGGACCTGGAGGCGGAGGGGGCGGCATCGGCGGCCCGGCATTGGGCATCGGCGGAGGCGGCCCACCCGGACCCATCGGAGGACCACCCTCTTTCCCGGCCATGATGATGATGTTGATGTCGGTCTTGCCGTTGCCCTTCTTGTCCTTGCCCTTCATTTTGCGGCCGGGCTTATCGAGGCTTGGGGGCGCGGCCTCTTCATCGGTGGCTGCCGCTTCCAGGCCCTCGGCCTCATCGTCCTCGTGGTCGTCATCGAGCAACCCGCCATCGGCGCGGCACACCTTGCCGCCCTTGGCGTATTTGTTGCGGGCGCCGGGGCCCGAACCCGGGGAGCCACCGTACTTGGAAAGGAGGGAGCGGTTGCCCATCGAGCCTTTGCGGGCGATATCGTAAGCCATTGGCGGTATTCCTTGATTTGGCTATTTGTGGGAATTTTCCACAATTCAATGAGCGCTGGCGCGCCCGTTCGACGCCTTACCTGTGCTACCCGAAATGTGCCCCGACTTGATGTAGTCCACGAGGTCGTCCGCCTGCTCCAGCACATCGCGCACGGTTGAGGGCTGCATGCCCTCCATGACGAGACGCACGCATTCCATGCGGATGTGGGTGAGGAAATCCATGAGTTCTGCCCCCGGGTCGAACCGTTCAGGGCTGGGAGTATAAGGTGATTCTACTCTTTGCTCTCGCTGTATCGGGGAAACGGTGCTAGCTTTGACAGGTCAACGTGTTGTCCAGCATGATCGGGAGCGGCGTACTCAGCGCCTTGAAAAAATTTGGGGTCGGTTACAAGTTCGTTCTCAAAGATATCATGCACATGCCCGTCCCGGAAACGCACTTGGTACACACGTGGTGAGCCATTATTAACCACGCGATCTTCAATACTGCGCCCCATCCCTTTTTCCCGCACACCCAGCACCTCCACTGGTTGCTGAGACCTGTACCAGATAGGGGCGTCTGGACTGCAATCGCTCTGGGCGCAGTGATACTCAAAATACGCCGTCTCGCCTTTCTTCCACGAGTTCTTGTACGCACCATTCGTCCACTCAGGGTGGACCGTGTCTGCCTCACCCATCGGTGGTTCACCGTACTCTCTCGATAGGACTGTACTTGGGTTATCTATATCTAATTCAGGCAACCGGCCTGCGCCTCGGGGCGTGGTGCCTTCTCCGCTCCCTGACTGTGGAGAGGGGGAGCGAGGCTCGCCAACGATGGCGGGCAGGCTCGTTTCTCCGCGCGCAATAGCGGAAGCAACGCGGTGATGGCCATCCCAAATCGCGTAACCATCGGGCTCGCGAGAGACAATGATCGGCTCGTTTATGCCGTTGGCTAGCATGTTCTCCAGGTGGGCAGCGCGAGATAGGTTGCCGTCCTCGCGCGCATGCTCAATTTCCTTACGCATCCAGGCACCGTCGAGGCGTGATGTTGGGCGGATTTCGGAAAAGTTAAGCGGGCGCTCACCCCAATTAAAGTCATCAGCCTGACCAATTCCTAGCGCATCCTCAACCGCTCTCGCATACTCGCGAAGTTCGCGCCCCGTTTCCACCGGCACGGAAGGCTGAGAAGGCGTCAGCGCTCCAGCAGACTCCGAAGGGTTGCCTGAAACAACTTTATCCTTCCCTACGCTCATCTGTGGTCCACCATACTTCTCACTCAGTATCTGCTGGGCTGAAGGTACGTCTTCGGTTTCCCAGGGTGGAGTGAGTTTACGGTCTTCCGGGGACATCAGTCTACGCTTCTGCACGTTACGGGCTTCGACCTCTCCGGCCGTCCGGTTATACGTATCGTGCGACTTTTCCTTCCAATACTCCTCGGGCATGGAGTCGGCACTACGCCGTTTCCAGTCTAGCTGGTCAATCAGGCGCCCGCCCGGCACGCTCAGGAGTTCGGCATCAATAGCGTCAAGCTTCGACAGGTTTACGTCCGACGGCCCATCCATCCCCAACTGAAAACGATTGCGCGCCCGGAACAGTTCGGCCGCCTGCGGATACTTATCCATCGCCTCTTGCAGCGCCCGCGAGTTCTCCTCCCGGGTCTGCCTGCGCAGATTTTCCGTGGGCATCGGCTGCGACCCGAGCCCGAAGCCTTCCTTTTCTTGCACAAGGTGCTGGAGTTCGTGGAGTAGCGTCGATTGCGCGCTGGAGGGAAGATGCTTATCGTTGAGGGCAACGGCCTTGCGCCCGTCGTGGGTGAGGCCCACAGCCCCGCTGGTGTAGGGATCATCAAAAGTGCCAAGCAGCGTGCCCATCGGCCCTTTGGGGTAGGCGGCATCGAGCGCATCGTGATGGAACATGTCACCCACGACGGGCGCGTTGCCCTCAGACTTGGCGACGAGATTTTCATAGGCCGTCTTATAGTCGGGCGCCATCATCGGCTTGCCCGGCTCTTTTTTTGGCATCCAGTCCTTGATGGCATTTACGCCGATCTTATCATCAGGTATTTCAAACCGCCATTTGCCGTCCTTCCCCTGGAACCAGCCGGTCTCCTTCCAGATCGCATCGCGTCCCGCTCCCGTCTTGGCAAGCTCTTGGGCGCGGGCCATCATGGTGAGGTCGGCGGTTCTCGCCCCGGGGCCAGCAAAGATGCCAAGCACGAGGGGAACGCCGGTCTCGGCCGCCTTCGCCCATTCGCCCTCCTGGCCATGCCCGTAGGTTTCGGCGAGGAGTTGCCCCATCCCATAGCCGCCCATGGTGGGGGAAAGGACCTCGGCGTTGGCGGCGGTGAACTTATCTCCCATGCCCGCCACGGGGCGCTCAGGGAGGTTTTCGATGGCGCCCTGGTAGAGGGAGGGATCGCCGGGAAAAGCACGTGGCGGGGCTAGGCGCTCGGATTCTTTTTCGGTCAGGACATCGGGATAGTACTCCTTCAGCCGGTCCTGGACCGACCCACCGTCCGCGAACTCTGGTTGCCACCCTTCGTCCTCGGTGGCGAGGAGACCTGCCGGGGCTGCGTCTGGGGGATTTGCGCTAAACTTGTCCTTCAAGTCGTCGGCAGGGATGTACCAATTCGACTTGGCCCACTCGTTTCTTGAGTCTATGAACTTCTCGGCGTCCACCGAGCCGTCGTCGTAGATTTTCTTGATCCTAAACAGACCGCCGCCTGACCCTTTGCGATACTCAAACGTGTCTCCGATCTTTGGCCCCTTTTTCCCCGCCGCCGTAGCCGCCAGCATTCCCACAGGTGCTGCGTCTGGGGCGTTGGAGAAGAGGGTTTTGGGTGGACGCACCATGTACCCGTCAGGGCCTGGTGCCTCGTAGCCGTGCGCTTGATAAAAGCCTTGCAGACGGGTGGGATCGGTGCCGGCATCGCCGCGCGCCACCAGCCGTGATGGCAATCCGGCTGCATCGAGAGCCCCCGTGAAGCGCTGCATGGCCTGCGTGGCCGCCCCTTGCCCGCGGTAGGCTTGCGGGGTGCCCAAGGCGGTCAATTCCACCATGCCGTCGTCCGGCAGATAGGACAGGCTCGAACGTCCGACTTCGGCACTGCGTGGCGTGCCGGGTGTGAAATCGAAGCGCCCCGCGTCCACGCTATGGGAGGGGAGACCGCTCGACGCTTCCGCGCGTTCCGCTCCTGCGACTGAATTCGCTAGTCTTCCTCTTAAGCCAAGGTGGCCAAGCCCTGCTCCAGCGACGGCCGCACCAGCTAGACCGACGTCCCGCCGTCGCGGGAACGATTCCTCGGCGGTGTGTGGGATGCCGCGCGCCGCTTCGGCGGCGTTGGTGAACTGGTTCCAACTGTCTTTCAGGTCGTAATAGGTCTGCGGCACACCCCAGCCGATTGACCCGTCGTCGTATTCGACAAACGGGAGGTTCTGTCCCCGGTGCACGACCCTCGGCTCTTCAGCGTAGTGCTTGGCCAACGTCCGCTTGATAATGTCGTCGTCGGCCATGGCCAAGCACCTTGTGCGAAAGGATTAGCCTTCGTATTCTTTCATGGCACCGTTGACATCGGCAGCGAATAGGGTGTTGCCGGTCACCGTAAAGCTTTTGCCTACAGCCGTGGGCCCCGGCCATCCCCCGAGATCATACTTGGCCACGGTCTTTCCGGCTTCGTTCATCACGTAGAAGGTGCCGAAGCTGCCCAAGGGAATAGTATCGCCCTTGGGGGTGTCGATGAACACGCACGCAGCGACGGTGTCCGGCTCGCCCATCGTTTCAGCTTTCCGCTGATGGCGTGGCTGGTAGGACACCCGGGCGGCGGGGTAGATGTTCTCGTGCCCCGAGACTTCCATGTGTTTGACGGTTAGCATCTGCGTAGCTCCTAAGTTCTGTCTGGGTTCTAAAGGTCTAAACGCTTGGACGCTACGCTTACGAATTTAGGGTTGACAGGGCTCGCCTATCGAGGCTCGCCCTTACGCTCAAGCCGCGTGGCTTGTTGCATCGGGCTTGAGCAGTTTGCGCATCTCTTCGTAGGTGATATCAATGATGAAGGTCTGGCCGCGGTCGGCGAAATGCACGTCGCACATCTCCACCTCCTCGCTCAGGAACCGGCGGCACGCCCAAACAACGTACTCGGTATTGACGAGCATGGGGCAAAATTCACACCCTCCCCTGGCATGGTAGTGGGGGCTCTTGTCATCCCACCACTCCCCGCCTTCTTTGAACTCGATGAACCGTTGAAGCTCGACGATCACTGTATGCTCTCCGCATCCGCCTTGCCCAAGGCGTACATGGCGGTTTCGGCATTGAAAGCGGGCTTATACTGATCAGGCGCATTGGCGCCGCAGTTGAGATTGCCGCCCTGCGCGCTGCCGGGGCAGCCAACGGCCCCATTCCAGATGCCGGTCGGACCCACGCCCCCGCCACTGGACGAGCCAGCCAGATAGCTGCCCCAATAGTTGGGTCCAACATATGGACGGGGCCAGTAGTCCGACCAATAGCGATCCACATAGATGCGCTCGGTGATCGGCTTGCCATCGATCTCGGCTACTCTCGCCTTGATCCGCTCCCACTGCTTTTCGGAAGGAACGCCCTCCAAGGCCTCGGTAAAGCCATCGAACCATGCTTTGAATTCACTCGGCGTCATGCGTTTCTCCTACCTGTAAGGACAATCCCGGGGCCACGCCATTTCAGCTTTCACCCAGCCCTTACGCTGTGCGTCACGGTGCGCTTCCTGCTCTTCAGGCGTCATCGCTTCGAACTTGGCAATCGCCTCCTCCAGGAGCTTTAAGAGCTTCGGGTCGGTCTTGCGGCACGCTATGCGCATCTATCTCCCCGCTTCCACACCATGGGATTAGAGACTTAGACGGTCCCGCCACTTGTCGCGGGAGCCCTGACTGAAACAAAGCTTACGTCAATTCACCGAATAGGTAAACGGCATGGGCTCTCGCGAAGGCTTGGCATTCTGTTGTTCGTATATCTGCACCAAGGCTTCGGCGATATCATGCAACGCTTGTTGGTAAAGTTCGATGGTCTGGGCATTGTCCTCCCCGGCCACCGCGCCGCCTTCCGCCATCCCATCCTTGGCCGGGGTGATCAGCCCAGACATCTGGTTGAGTTGGTTGTCCACCACCCCATCGGCTTCGGGATGCACGCCCACCACCTGGGCGATTTTCATCGCCTCCACAGACAACTTCACCTCCCGGTCGGCGCGCTTGTTCTCATTGTCGAAAAGCGTCTTTTCCTTGTCCTGGTTCAACTGCTTGTTCTTCAGGGCAAGGAGCGCGGCTTGGTGCGGATCGCCCCCCGTTTCGGCCCCCGAGGCCTGCCCGGCAAGCTTCATCGCCTCCACGTCGCCCTTCAGCGCCCGGTCCTTGTCCTTCTGCTGGTTGGTCAGTTGCAACTGCTCTTTTTTGGTCTGGCTGTCCATCAGCCGCGCATTGGCGGTGATCATCGCCGCAATGGCTTTCGGATCGGGGGGCGGCGCTTGCGGGGAAACCGGCGGGTTGAGCATCGTTTCGATGTCGTCGATGCCGATCATCTTCGCCGCCCGCTTGATCGCCTCCACCTGATTGATGGGCGACAGCGGATTGAGCGGGGCCTGCGCCACCTGCATCAGCCACGAGGCAATGAGCATGCGATGCGTCTGCGAGGGAATGTTGGGGTCCGACTTGGGGCGGATCAGGCAGTTGTTGAGCGCTTTGATGAACTTGGCCTTGCGCTGCTCCTCATCCTGCCCCAGGGCCCAGCGGCGCCCGCGCTTATCCCCGCGCCACAGGGCGGCCGGGTCTTCGAGGAACAGGTTGCGCAGCAGTTGCAGTTCCTCGTCCTGCGAAGCGTGCAGGGCCTTGTGGACGGCGCCGATGATCTTGGTCGCCTGCTCCACCTGGGCGATGATCGTGCCCACCGGCACGTCGGCGGTGCCTTCGCCCACGGGGATGTTGGCCGAGCCGAGCACGCGTCTAGCGACCTCGCGCATTTGCTCGGCGAACTGGATGATCACCGGGTTGGGCGGCGTATAGGGCATGCCCATGACCGTCTGCTGGATAGGCAGGCCGCCGGTATCGATCTCCGCACATCCGCCCGGAGGCACGCGGATTTCATTGACCAACTGGCGCCCCGTACCCTTGGCCTTCAAGAGGCCCGGATAGACGCTCATCATCCCAGCGTCGATGGTGATGCGCATCAGGGCGGTCAAGGCCTGGGCGAGGTTGCCGCCCATTTGTCCCAGGCCCGCCCCATAAATACGATTGAGGCCGGTGGAAAAGCTGAAGGGCACGAAGGGGATTTTGGCGTTGTGATGCGGGTCCTCCTCCTCCCAATTGCGGACAATGGCCAGCATTTCCCGTGAGCCTTCCTCGAAGGTCACCCGGTAAGGCAACGGCAGCCCAGTCAGCTTGCCGTCGTCCTCGTGCTCAAAGCCCTTCAAGTCCAATTCACAGTAGCATTCGTAGATGGTATAGTCCTGGTCCTCGGCGCGCTGCGATTGGGCCTGAATGCCCTCGATGTTGGCAACCTTCTGGTCCACCGCATTGGTCTGCGGCACCAACGGCTCGCCCAAGGTCACGTCCCGGTAAACGCCCTCGTATTGCATCCACTTCATCAACTCGGGACGCATGGTGGACTGGTGGGCGATGAGCCCCGCGTTGTGCAGATCGGTGGCCGAGGAGGAGACGATAAGGTCCACGCCGTTGACATACTCGGACACCGGGCGGCGCCGCTTGGGGCAGCGATAGACCTTCTTGAAGGTCCCCGAGGTCAGGCCGGTCCACCACAGCATATGGCGGGTATCGGGATAGTATTCGGTGGCCACGCCCCCAGGAGTGAGAAAGTAATTCAGATCGTCTTCCAGGGCCTGGGCGAGTTCGTCATTCTCCTTGTTGCCCTCATCGTCGTTCTCGGCCTTGACGGGGCCACCCGCCGGGCAGAGTTCGCCAAACGAGGTGGCGCAGAACTGCTCGACCGCTTCCAACAGGATGGGATCACGCACCACCGAGGTGGACATGCCGAGCGCCGAGGTGGTGACGTTGGCCTTGGGGTCTTCGAGTTTCATGCCCAAAAGGTCGAGGCACTTGGCGCGCATCTGCTCCCATTGCCGCCGTTCCTGCTTGGCATTGTCGATGGCTTCGATCAGCCGCTCGACAATGCGCGAGCGCTCAAAGGCATCGAGCCTATCGGCCAGATTGTCGTAATGCTCGGTCGGTTCTTGTGGGTCGTTGTCGTTGAGGCTGTCACCATCGGGATCAATGGTGATCGACTCATCGGCGTGCTTGATGTGCACCGAGCCGGTTTCCGGGCTGATGGAGATGCCTTGTTCGGCCAAGGGGTCGGGCGCGACCTCTTCCTCCAGATCAATGATCTGGCCGCCATCGGCTTTGGGCTCAAGCTTCTCGCCCATCAGGGCGGCGATCTTGGTTTTCCCGCGGGACTTTTGGGCAGAGGTCTTGGCCATGGCGGTGAATGGGCCTATAATAGCGTTGGAGCGACAGCGTGGGAAACCGAAAGGTGCGCAGACACGCGGGGTCGTTGCCGAGCCCTAAGACGTTTCCACGGCGTTCGGCCCGTCCGTGGGGAAAGCCTGAACTGACAGGTTACCGTCGCCCGGAGTAGCGCCCGGGTCGCTCCAATTACTCTTAGTTAACCGCCTCTAAGCGGGCGACCTTGGGTTTGTCCTTCAGCCGCACCTGATACCACTTGACCAAACCTCCGTAGGGGTGGTGGGCGTTGGCGAACATCAGCACCCACCGCTCCCCGTAGAAGCTTACCGCCTCGTTCATGGCCTCTTTGACCGTCTCTTCCCCATGCTCGTGCTCGGCCAAGGCCTGCGACAGGTTGAGGATCATGTTGAAGAGGTCTTTTTGGTCGTAGATCAATTCATTGCCCCAGCATCGCCGTTCGCCTGCGCTCTGGCCTGCTGCTGCACCATCTTGCCCTGCTGGGCCTGCATCTGAAGCTGGGCGTTGTGCAGTTCTTCGATGACGCGGACCACCCCTAAGAGGTGGGCCTTGATGGCTTCGGCATCGATGGCCATGGGATCGACCTGGGTGAAGTATTTGACGGCTTCCTTGAGGTCGGCCTGGATCATGCCCACGGCGCGCACCGGGGTGATGTGGATGGGCTCGGGGGCGACAATTTGGGGGCCCTGCGGGGCGGGAAGACCGGGGGCTTTGTTCTTCGACATCAACTGGCCTCTATGTTTGGTTGCGCTGATTCGATAGGAAGATTACCATTATCACGCTGGGCGCACCACAGCGGCAGCGTTGGAGAAAGTCACCTAAACGCATCTGCGGAGGCAGTTAAGTGCATGCACGACCCCGCCGTCCCCTGCTACCAGTGCGGTAAGCCGTCTCATGGGCGCATGACCGCCGATGGTGATTATAACGCCTTGCGCGAGCACCTGTGCGAGGCCTGCAAGCCGCCGCTTGCCCAAGCCTATGTGGACGCCGCGGAAACCCTCGAAATTGTCCGCGACCCGGTCATCACCGACATCCCGGAGCCCAAAGCATGAGCGATCCACTAGCCGACGCCCAAGCGCTCCTCAATAAGGCCCAGACCAGCTTTCTTGGTGCCGACCCCAGCAAGGAGCAGATGAGCGCATGGTTCAATGCCTGCCTCAACTCGGCCTGTGGACCGATTGGCGACAAGTATGGGAACGTTGCCGTCTATGGCCTATTGAAGGTGTGGATGGCCAGCGTTGAATCCAGACTGACCCCGGAGGAAAAGGGATGAACGTGTCCCGTCGCAGTCTCCTCGTGGGCCTTGGAACAAGCCTTGTCTGTGCCCCGGCGATTGTCAGGGCTTCTAGCTTGATGAAGGTGAAGCCCACTGGCATCATCACTCTCGACGATAGCCTCTGGGCTTACCGCATTGAGGTCCCGGGAACCGGCTATTACAGTTCCGGCCACAACACCTCAATGAAGACATTCAAGCGCGTCCTCGATCACTATCAAAGAGAGTACCCGAGCTACAAGATCGTCGAATTGCGCTCTTTAACGGGCAATCGTTACCTCTGAATTACAAAATCCGCCCCGCACACGTCGCACTCAAACGCATCGTCCTTGGTCCCTGAAGGGATGGGATCAAGGTTCGCCCGGCGCTCCTTCAATATCCAGCAGGCCGGGCACTGGTATTCGAGCTTCAGCCTGGGCACGAAGAGTTGCAGGCGCAGCGCCAAAGTTTCGGTGCTCGCCCCCACCTGCTTGGAGGCGTGATTGGTGATCCATTTGGCCTCTTCGATCAGGCCCCGTTCAATGACATCCGACATTAGACCTCATACAGCGGAGACTGTTGCGGGCGATGCTTGGCCTTCTCGCGTTCCACGTAATTGCGTTCGTCGCGGCGAATGGCGTAGCCGTTGCGGCGTAGGTACTTGAGGGCCATGGACACGGTATCGGGTATATCATCATGGGCGCCCTTGGGAAAGATCGCCATCTCATCGATCACCATCTTAGCGAACGGGGGATAGGCGACATTGCCGTCCTCATCGACACTCGCCGGGACATAGATCATTTCGTCGGTGAAGAGGTCCACCACCGAGTTGGCCCGCGCCCACTTATCGCCGCCCTTGGGGTCCTCCATGTGGATGCCCCAGCTTCGATCCCCGCACAGGCGTCTGATCTCTTTGTTGACATCGTGCGCCCGGGTCTTGTTCTCGATGACCAGAAGCTCGACCTTGCACTTGTTGCAGGTGTGGATGACCCATTCGCACAGGCCCCATTTGGGGCTGGCCCGACGCGTATAGACGGCCTCGCTTTCGCCCGGCTCGCGCTCCAGGATTTCCCCGTGCAGTTCCTTCAGTTGCTTCTTCCAGGCATCGAGCAGCAGGATGCGCCGGTTCTGCGAGCGGATGTCGTCATAGACCGCCCACACGGTCAACGCCGAAAAGTCGTTGATCTCTTTTTCCGAGAAGGCGGTATCGAGCGAGGCCATGACAAAGATCGGCACGAAGGGCGGATCGAAGGCGACCTTGCGGGTGTTGGGATCGCGGCGCATCTCATGCACCTGCCACCAGTGCTCCTTGAAGAGACCGCCGCCGCGTGGAATAGGGGTTTGCTGGTATTGACCACTCCAGAGGTAGGCGTTGGCCTTGAAGGAGGCGAGCACTTCTGGCGGATAGCGCCCTTCCCAAGCGAGTTCACCGTCCCACTGTCTGGGGTCTTCACCATTGTTCCAACCCTTATAGTGAGAGAAATGCCGGTTGGGCTCGTACTCCATCGGCACGATGAGGTGACAATACTCCTTTGGAAGATGCTTCCGAATTTCGCCGCAGGCGTCATCTTCGTACAGGCGCTGCATGATGATCACGATGGCATCACGCCGCAGATCGTTGAGGCGGTTTTGCATCGCCTCGCGAACCCAGGTGGTGACGTTCTTGCGCGCCTCGGGCGTCTCGGCTGTCCCCTTGAGGGCATGTGGATCGTCGAGGATCACCCGGTGTCCGCGGATGCCTGTACCCACCGAACCAAACGACGAAGCGAGACTGGAACCCGTCTTGTCATTGGTGATCATCACCTTGCCGTCACCTATGACTTTGAAGACATGCCCCCACATCTCCTTGTACTCTGGCGAGCAGACAAGGTTGCGTAGCTTTTCATTGTCGCGTTCGGTGAGCGTCGGTGAATAGGAAAACGATACATAACGCAGGTGGGGCATCTCTCGCGGCCCCCATTCCCATGCCTTCCAGAAGACTTGGACCGTCAGGCTGTTGTGGGTCACGATATTTGTGCGCCCAACCACGTACAGGCCGTCTTCTCGGGCCACGGTTATGCAGTGCCCCATCTCGGGAGAAGCGGACTTGCGAACGTCCACGATTGCGCGCTTGCGCCTAGCGAAGTCGAGGCGTCTGACCTGCTTTCGCGGAATAGCGGTCGGCAGATGGCGATCAGGCTGGAACCCCACAAGATGATACGTTTTGTCCGACTTGTAATCCTCATACCCAGGGGCATCCATGACCGTCAGGTACGGCCTCATGCCAAGCGAAAGGACAAGAAGCTGCATGCCTTCTGCAAGCTCCGGGCTGCACGTGTAGAATGTGCAGCGACCGCGCTCGGGGTCAACGGTCCCGTCTGTATCAATAAGGCCCGCCAGAAGCTCCAGCCGCTGCTCCTCGCTCGCCGTCAAGTATTCAACGGGAATGTGCTTGTTCTTGAACAGGCCCATCTCGCGCAGGGTCTCGATAATCCCCTGGTGGCAGAAATTGGAGTGCAGCGTTTTTCCCTGGGGATACTGAATGGTCACGCGATACCCCAAACTGTCGAGCTTGTTTATGTGCTCAACATCGGAGGCTGCGTGCGAGATGGCGGGCTTGGATGAATTCCCGTCACCCAGCCAACACCCCAGGAAGTAGGGATGAAGCGGAAGCTCGCGCTCAGGGAACTGGAGGCACCGCGTATCGGGAATGAAGAAGCGGCTGCGATCTGGCTCCTTAGCCGACTCATATAGTTCCCGGGTGTCTATGATCTTGTGTTTTCTTGCCCATCGGTCGTAGACGTGCCACAGGTGATCGCCGTTGCACTTGATGGTTTCGTGCGTGCTGAATGTAACCTCGTAGTCAGCGAGCGCCTTGGGTGAGATGCGAACCACCTCGGTAGGCACACCATCCGGCCCAAACACTCTGTCCCCGGGACGGAGGTCTCCATGGGTGCGGTAGCCGTCTGGCGTAAGGATCGGCGTACTATCCGCGCACAGCTTCATGAACCCGGGTGGAACGTTTGCTGCGAGACGATTGAGAGGTTTTTCCTCGCCCTCTATGTTGACAGTCTCACCGTTGGTGATGGCCTCAAGGTGGGCACACAAACACTCCAGCGGCCACCCCTCAACAAAGGGATCGACTGGTTCAAGAACGTGCCAGAAGTATCGAATGAAAGCCATCAACCCCCCGCTGGGGGCGGCCTGCCTCTCACGCTCCAAGCGCAGGCGCAATTCTCTTTTGGCTTCCGCCAGTTCCTCCAAATGCCTACGGGGGGTGCCAGGGGGTATATTGGGGGCGCTCAAGGTGGCTCACCGGGTTAGTGGCGCACCTTGGCTGCCCCAGGCGCTGAATCGTTGCGGCGAATATACTCGATCAACTCATCGTCGGACATCTGCGAAAACGCCCCGGCCTCTCCCGTTTCCACCTGTTTGACATAGAATCTACGCAGTTCTCCGCGCTTCACCTCGGCTCCGTAGGCCGCCGCATACTTGCCATCCGCCTCCGCCTTGTCGGCTATGCGCTTGAGGTTGTCCATATGCTCCTCAAACGTTAACAAGGCCTTAGCTTCGGCTTGTATCTGAATCTTATCCGACAGGGGGTTGAGCAGGGGGTTCTTGAGGAGTTTCTTGACCTCCTTGTCCACAGACTGGTCAGACATGCCATGGGCGTCATAGGCGATCTTGTACGCCTGCCGTCCATTTCCACCGTTTTCCAGGTACGCAATACGGAACGCCTCCTGCTTGGGAGTGAGCTTCCGTGTCATCGGCTTGGCTTACGCC